TCCAAAATATCGAATGCGTTTTTTGCCGACCGATATAACCGTAGCAACGGCGCGAAACTTAAATATTGATCGTTGGCGTGAGGAACTAGGATACCCGCCGGAGGGCGCCAGGGAGGCAATGCACCAGGCCCACGTATCCAATGCGGAATTAGATAAAGAATTTAACTATAAACAAGGTGGCCTATTATGAGAGAAGAAGATTTACCAATTTGCGAAAAGTGCGGAGAGAGAAAAGCGTTTTTAATCACTACCAGAGGCGTACTATGCGCCGTATGCCATAATAAATACGCCAGGCGGAGCCGGAGGATAGCCAGGGCCATAGATATAGCGTTTGCCGTTACCACAATTTTATTGATCTTAGTTTTTAGATTTGGGGTATACCCTCAAATGGCCCGGGGAGATATAAATTTAGATGGTAAAGTGGATATTACCGACTTATCCATACTTGCGGATAATTTCGGGAAATAAGCGTAAAGGTTGTGGATAACTAAGTAATTGCTAAGTTGATACAAAAGTAATAGAATAGTAAATAAGTAATAACTAAGGAGTGGAATAATGGAGAAAAAAAAGAAGTGGCTAAGTCCATACGATGTAGATAAATTGGCTATTTTGCCATTGGGGATTAAAGGTATCCGGGAGCGTATGAAGTCCGGCATTATCCCTAGCGTCGTTTTGGAGGGTAACCAGTTGGTAACAACTAAAGAAGAAGTGCAAAGCTATTTTGATAGCTTGCCAAGGACCGGCGCAAAATGCTAATGCAAGACCTAAGCAATAATAGCCGCGAGTATATAAAAAGCTACATTATTGAGGTTAAGCCGCGTTGGTGGGAATTTTGGAAGTTTTTAAAGCCTAGATTTTCAGACTACACGGTAGCAACCGAGGATTTTACCCTAGTTTGGCTAGGTGGTAATAAATACTCATTGCAGATTAAGAGGCAACTGGTAATTTATGAGACAAATAAAGGCACCGACGTACCAGGGTATAAGGTCCTCGATGACGACCAAAATTTAGATAAAAAATAGTAACTCCATTTTAGGAGGTGGAACTTATGAAAACTAGAATTTTGTATCCAAAAAATATTTGGTATAGCAAACAATTAAAAGAGGTTAGCGCCCCGGCTACGCTACTAGCATTATTTCTAGTGAGTAACGATAATATCGGGTTAACTAGAATATTTGAGCAAAGAGATTTAGAGGTTTGTTTTTTATTAAAATTCAATGAGGCCCAATTAGAGCAATGCAAAATAGAGCTTGCCGAGAATAGGCTTTATTTTTTCTATGATGAATGGGTTTATATAAATAATGACTTTTCTTATTGCGACTATGTAGGTAGAGATAGGGTTATGGAGGCAAAGGCCAAGGAATTAGCTAAGATACCGGCCGAAGTACTCCAATATTTTGATGATGTTATTAAGGGGTTAGAGAGTGGTTACAAAGGGGTTAAAGTTATTAAGTCTAGTATTGATGATTTTAAGGGGTTAGAAAGGGGTTACAAACCCCCTATAAATCCTAAACCAATAAACCATAAATCCATAAATCATAAATCCATAAATCAGAAACCGGTTAAAAATTCAGATTTAGAGGATAAAGCTAAAAAGATTATAGGCAAATATAATTTAATTTTTGGCAAAAGATTATCAGCCTTTGAGCCTTTACTAGCTAATTTAGAATATTGGTTAGAGACCTACAGCCTAGACGATATTTATAAGGCTATGGAAAACGCCCGGGCGGATAAATGGTGGCGGACCAGACTAGACCCGGTTGTACTCCTCCGGCGTAAAAACCCCCAGGGCGAGGCAGTAGATCATATTGGTAAATTGATGAGCCTAGAGATCGACGAGGCGGAATATTGGGCCAAGGCCGAAGACGGTAAAATATTTTGGACCAAGGAGGAGCTAGAAAAAGCGGTAAACTCCGGTGAATATGTTTACAAAAAAATAGACGGCAAAACAATATTTTATAAAAATAGTAACACCCCAGGAGGTGAGTAATGGACGGATTAGATCGAGTACGCGGCCTAATGAAAAATCGGGACTTTAAAAAGTTAGGAGAGGAGGCAGAGGCGCACTACAAGGCCAAGGGAATGATTTATACTAAATACTTTGGTTGGTTAACGGATTACGAGTTTGAGTATGCCAATGAGCAACTAGCGGCCGCAAAGTTCGGCAAGACAGTAGACAAACTACAGGGTATCCCCTCCGAAATTATCAGAGTTTCAACTAGCCAGGGCCGGGGAGAGATGGGGACCCAACAGATTACTAGAGTTTTACCGTTTGTATTTGAATTACAGGAAATGATTAAAAAGCGCGAGGAGGCCGATTTAAGGTTTGAAAAGCGAGAAAAGGCCAGATGGTCCGGGATAATGGCAGAGGAAGAAAATAAAGCAATTAGGGAGCCGGACAAATGCCCTATATGCGGCGGTACAGACTTTAAAATAGTCAATGACTATAAAACGGTGATTTGGGCCGACTGTAACGTTTGCAATACTAGATTTGAAACTATTAGCGGTAAAACATACAAGGAGTGGAGCGATGAACAAGGAAAATAAAAAAATCATTGTGGCAGTATCGGGAGGGTTTGACCCTATCCACGTCGGCCACCTCCGAATGTTCGAGGAGGCTAAAAAGCTAGGCGATAAGCTAGTAGTAATACTCAACAACGACGAATTTTTAAAGAATAAAAAGGGTTACGTCTTTATGCCAATGGCGGAGAGATCGGAGTTAATCGCGGCCCTAAAGCCGGTTGATGAGGTTTTTTTGTCAAGTGATAAAGATGAGACCGTAGTAGAGAGTTTACAGTTTCTAAAACCGGACATTTTCGCCAATGGTGGCGACCGGAGAGAAGACAATATACCCGAGTATGAGGTTTGCCGGTTGGAGGGTATCGAGATGGTATTTAATGTAGGCGGTGGTAAAGCCAACAGTTCGAGCGATTTAGTAGGTAACGCCGTTAGGCAATTTATAAGAAAATAAGGAGATTACTAAGATGACTAAAGATAATACTAAAATTTATTGCGCTAATTGCGGCCGATCAGTAAGCGCCAAGCAGGACGGCCGGGGCTACCGATGTAATAATTGTAAAATCGTTTGGACCGTCGAGGAGCTAGGCAAAACCAAAGAGGAGCGCCAAAAAATGATTAAGGATAAGCTAAAAGAGGTTAAAAAAAATGAACTCAAAAAAAGCTAAAATATTGCGCAAATTCGCGATGTTATCCGGCCAAAATCTCGATTTAGTAGTAAAAACATTTAAAAAAGCGACAAACCAAGAGGCCTACATAGCCAACGCCGAGGCAATCATAGCCCACGAAGAGAAGACGCCCGGGGTAACGTACGGAGCGATTAAAAAAGAAGTTCGGAGGCTAACCAGGAGACAGCAAGAAGAGCCGGAGCCAACGATAGAGGACGCGGCGGAGGCGCTAAGAGCGGCAAATAAAACGATTGGAGTAACAGACGGCAGAGGTAGAAGTTTAAAATTTAACTTAACAATCCCGGAGGAGGGCCAAAATGCAAAAAGTAACGATAATAGCGCCGTTGTTGGCGATTGATGGATACGGATACAGCGCGCAAAATTTAGCCCTTGGGCTTAAAAACCAAGGCTTTGAGGTTAATTTTAAGGCCCAGGATTGGAAGATAGACAAATTCAGTAAGCCGGAATTACTAGCAATCTTAAAAGAAAAAATAAATCTAAGTGACCCGGCAATTATCTACCACCTACCCCCTACTCTTGGCCAATACCAGGACGTTAAAGGCCCAAAAATGGCGTTTACGATGTTTGAGACCACCCGGCTACCTCAATATTGGGTAAATTGCTTAAATCGGTTATGCGATTGCGTTCTAGTGCCTAGTCAGTTTTGCAAAGATGTATTTATTAAGTCCGGCGTAAAAAAGCATATCGAGGTAATACAGCTAGGGATAAATTTAGCCGACTACCAGTATATGGACCGCCCGGATAATCGCGAAATATTTACTTTTCTAGCCGTGGCGAATATGGACGAGCGCAAGAATATAAAAGCCGCACTATCAGCATTTTATGAGGAGTTCGGCAGTAACGAGCCGGTCCGGTTTATAGTCAAAACCCGCCAAGGGTCCCCGGTAACATTTTTACCAAAAAAGAATATAGAGATTATCGAGGAGGACTATACAACCGAACAAATGCAAAAGCTATATTTTGAGGCCGACGCGTTCGTTTATCCAAGCCGGGGCGAGGGTTTCGGACTACCACCCCGCGAGGCTATGGCTACAGGCCTACCGACCATATTAACGAATTGGTCAGCGCTAGAGGATATTAGCAACCCGATGTATTCGTACCCGATAGAAAAATTTGATTTGGTCCCGGCTAAATACCCTAAAAGTGAATTATTAGGGATTGACCCGATACTTGGCAAATGGGCCGCCCCGGATAAGGACGAAATAGCCAAACTAATGAGACATATATTTTTAAACCGAAAGGAGGCAAAGGTTAAAGGTTGGTTAGCGGCTAATATTATGAAAACTAAGGCTAACCCCGACGTTGGAGCGGGCAAACTCAAACAGGTTATAAAGCAATTAAAGTACGGTAAAAAAACAAGGTAAGTTTAAAATCACTTTAGGAGGTGGAATTATGAACTTTTTAGGATTAACAATTATTAGTACTAATCACTATGACGGCAAGGTGAAAAACTCCAAGCATTGGAGAGTGTTATTTGAGCAAAAAGAGAAATATTGCGATAAATTGGTATATGATTTTAAGCAAAAAGAGAAAAAATTAAAGGAAGATTTAGAAGAAACTAAGAGATTGCTAAGTATCGAGAGCGGCCAGTTAAGGCAAAAAAATAACCTAGTCGAGGAAAAAGACGAAAAAATAGAGTTATTAAATGCCAGGATAAGGGCGCAAGAGGAAAATTTAACGGCCATATCAACCCAGAGCTACGCCGACCTCGAGGATAGAGATAAAAAAATAGGCGAGCAAAAAAAAGAGATTGACGATTTATTAGCTACTATCCAGGGCGACCAGGTAGAATATCAGCGAGTTTATAAATGCCTCAATCAGCAAGTAAATTATCGCAATTATAAGATCGAGGGCTTGCAAAAAACTTTATTTGATCTTAGAGGAGAGATTGACGGCAAGGCGCGCGTACAGGAAGTACTAGCCGAAAAATTAAAACTAGCCGAATTAGTAGCCAGGCTAAAAGCAGATTTGCACGATCTAAAGGGAAGATTATCAACGGCTAAAAAATATATAAAAATAAAGAAACTAGCGCCGGTTGGAGTGCTAGAGCAAATAGAAAATGGCCGATCTTAGCCAAGCAAAAAAAGATTTAATAAATCAAATAGAGAATTGCATAGGGCAGAGCCTCCAAGATTGGCAACGGCTATACTTGGACGATAAATTAACCGGCTTTGCCCTAGCCGTTTCCTCCGAGGCCCTAGATTTGACCCTAAGCGACCATTTAATAGTTTTATCAACCGACACAACATACAACGGAGCATATCAAAGTAGTATGTTACTAAACGGTATGCAGTTAAACCAGGACGCGATAAAGGAAAGTATCCCCCAGAAATTAAACAGAATGGCCCAAAAATTGGGCGGGCGCTAAAAATCCTATGGTATAATTGGAGGCAATGGGAACAATAAACAAGGATTTAATCCTATGAATAAATCATTTTGCGGCCTCGTAATTGCGTTAGCAATGACAGCGATACCGGTAGCGAGTGATAAGCAAGAGGCCAATAGCGAAGACGGCGGGGAGCCGTTCAGTATAAATAAAATATATGAGATAGGGAGGGTAGCAAATGTTATATCGACTACCGGAAATATTAGCAAAATTACTCCTAGGGTGGATATTATACCGGTTGTGCCGGAGCCTAGTAGTCCAGTACCGACTATTATGCCAAGCAAAAAACCTACCAGGCCTAGAGTTGAGAGCCGGCAAAAAAGTAATACGGCTATTGAGAGAGCAAAGGAAAAAAACGCGGTAGAATTTGGGCCGGAGCATTGGGACGCGTTATATAAATTAGTTGACAAGGAAAGTAGTTGGATAGTTGGGATTAAAAACCCCTCCGAGACAGCTTGCGGGCTATTCCAGGCCAACCCTTGCAGTAAACAAAAAAATTTAGGTGATTTAGAGAGCGAGCTAGAGTTTGGTTTTACCTACATAAAGGGGACGTATGGAAACCCTAGCGCCGCGTGGGCGCATTGGCTAGTACCTAGAATTTGCCATACTAAAAAGGGTGATATAATATGCCATTGGTATTAAAGAGGTTAGAATATGCGCAAATATTTAGAATACGTTTTAGTGATGATTATAGGGGCGGCGATAATGGCCGCATTGATATTTATACCCTATGGTTGGGTTAGATTGGTTATTGGCTCTTTTTTGATCTATGGGGCCGTCACGGCCCTAATAGATCGTTTACATAAAAAATAATAGTATGAGGTGGAACTTATGCAAAAACTAGCAATAAATTTATTGATAGGTCCGGCCCCGGAGCCGTACCTATTAAATGTATTACAATCACTTAGTTGGGTTGATGAGGTAGTGATTGTAAGTTCTAGCAAGACGGTATTTTGGTTAAAAAGCAAAGGTAAATTTCCTAATGTCAAAGTAGTTGAATACTTTGATTTTTTCAAAGAGTTTAATTTTTCCGACGCTAGAAACCTAGCCAAGGATTTTACTACCTCCGATTGGATTTTAAAGGTTGACGCGGACGAAATTTACCCGGACGACGCCGAGGAAAAAATTAGAAAAATTATTAACGACCCGGTGGCCGATTGTTATAGCGTCGAGTTTTGGCACTTTATGAGAGATATTTTTAATTACCAATTTATCCAACCCCAGGAGGTACTATTTAGAAATATCCCGCGCATACGTTGGGGCCTTGGCGTCCACGAGGGGCTACAGGGCGTAGAGAGCCGAGCGGCGGTACCGGTTAGATATTTCCATTTAGGCTATATTAAGCCACAGCGCGAAGTATGGGAAAGGTGGAAACTCTACGATAAGATCGGCGGGACTAAATGCGCCGAGGTTTCGGACCCGGACCACATACTAGACGATAGAGAGGTTACACCGTTTACCGGTGAATATCCTAGCGCCCTCCGGGACTTTGTAGATGCGGAAAGGGCTAGATTATGCGAGTAGCTCATTTAACGACGTGGGGCGTAAAATGCGGTATTTCCGAGTATGTAACCGGACTAATTGCAGAGATGGCCAAACGCCAGGATAACCCAAATTTTAGAATTTTCGCGAATATTTCAAACAAACTAACGGCCAAAGATGGGCCGATGGTAAGCCGGATATTTACTGTTAGGGCGTGGGACGGTAACGCCTTGGCGTTCAAGGAGGAGTTAATAGCCTACCGGCCCGATGTTTTGCATATCCAGTACCAGGCGACACTATACCGCGTATCTTGGCTAAATAGGATAATGCGGGAGGTGAGAGATAACGGCGGCAAGGTGGTTGTAACGTTTCACGATAGCGCGATACCGGAGGAGTTAGATTTTAGTCAGATTGACCAGGCGATAGTAACGCGGCCGGAGGTTGGTTTATTTATTGCCGATAATCTATGCGGGCATTTAGATATAGTAGAGGTCCCGCTTTATACGCCGGAGGTTAAGCCGGTGATTGCAACGTTTGGGATAGGGCGGAGCGATAGGCATAGGATACGGAGGGTTTGTAATAATCTAGGGTATAAATTTAAAGAGCCTAAAAGTTGGTTAACGGAGGATAATTTAATCAAGTTTTTAAAGTCAGCCGACGCCGTGGTACTTTGGTATTATAACGTCGGTATAATTGGCTCTAGTGCCGCCGCAAAGTTAGTTATAGCGTGCAATCGGCCGCTATACGTTAAGGATATTGATTGGTTTAGTGATATAAAAGAAGACAAAAAAAGCGTTATAAAATGCCAATATTTAAGCGATTTAGAGGAAAAATTAGCAAAAAACTTTAATAATTTATATAAAAAACGTTATAATTTGCCAAAAATAGCGCAAAAACATATAATTATTTATAATAAATTGATTAAAAAATAATCTACTTAGGAGGTGGAATTATGAAAAGAGCGTTAATTACAGGGGCGGCCGGTTTTGTGGCAAAGCACCTAATCAAAGAGCTAGAGGATAACGGCTACGAGGTTATTAAAACCGACCGTATGGGGTCCGGTGATATGGTCAAAATGAATATCCTAGATCAAGAGGAAGTTTTGAGCGTTCTAAACATTTATAAGCCAAGCGCTATTTTTCACTTGGCGGCTTTTGCGTTCGTTCCTACGAGTTTTAAAGTGCCCGGAATGGTTGACGCGGTTAATCACGGCGGCACCCGCCATATCCTCGAGGCCGTAGGAGCTTTGGGTATTGATTGTACCGTTCAAGTTGCTTGTAGTTCCGAGGAGTACGGTTTAGTGCTAGAGAATGAGGTACCAATTAAAGAGACAAACCCACTAAGGCCATTGTCTCAATATGCAGTATCCAAGGTAGCGGCCGATTTTACGTGCTACCAGTATTTTAGAAGCTATGGAATCAAAACGATCAGAACTAGAGCATTTAACCATACCGGGCCAGGTAGAGGCGAACAATATATGACGTCTACTTTTGCTAAACAAATAGCAGAAATAGAGGCCGGTTTTAATCCAAATAAAATTATCCAGGTTGGCGACCTAACCAGTATTAGAGATTTTACCGACGTCCGCGATACCGTCCGGGCTTATCGTTTATTGGTAGAAAAAGGCGAGCCGGGCGAAGTTTATAACATTGCTACAGGCGAGGGCCATACAGCCCAGGAGGTACTAGATACTTTAATATCATTGGCTAACCCCGAGGCTATGAAAGATTTGCAGATAGTCCAGGACCCGGCCAGAATGAGACCTAGCGACGTTAAGATTTTAATAGGTGATTGTAGCCGACTAAAGGCCGCGACCGGTTGGGAGCCTAGCTATAAATTTAAACAAACAATGAGCGACCTATTGGATTATTGGCGCGAAAAAATTAACGAAAACGTCCAAGACAAAACCGCAATATGCTAATAAAGGTAGACGGAAATTTACCAAGAAAAAGTAACAGCCGTCAATTAGTAATGAGATACGGCCACCCTACAAGTATCAAAAGCGCCCGGGCTTTATCCTACGAAAGGTTGTTTTTTTACCAGGTATTAAAACAGCGACCAAGTGAGCCAATAACCGGGGATTGTAGTTTGACGGCAGAGATATATTATAATAATAAGCTATGCGATTTAAGCGATGAATTGCTAGCGGACCTACTAGAAAAATGCGGCTTTGTAGCCAACGATAGGCAGTTTAAAGTTAAAAATTTGTATTGGCATTTTGACAAAGAACACCCCAGATTGATAGCCAAAATAGAGCAACTAACCGGCCCGGTCCCCACTCCCCTAACCACTCCCCCGGCTACAGGAGCCTAGTTAGAGGCTTTTAGAGGCTTTTAGAGGCAATATTAACACTTAGATACACAAAGGGGGGTAGAGGCAGAGATAGGGGATTGTAGAGCTAAATAGTCGTTTTATGACTATTGCCGACCACTCCCCTACCCTCCCCTACCGAGAAAAAATTAAAAATTTGAGCGTGAAACTATATACCTATGCAAATAGGGGAGAGGGGTAATAAGTAAAATGGTTAAGAAAAAAACACAAGAAAAAACAACAGAGAAAAAAGAAAAAAAAATAGCTCAACCACTTAAAATAAAAAAAGAGAAAAAAGAAAAACTAAAACCGGTTGTAAAAATTAAATTGGGCCGACCGTCAAAATACGACCCGAAATTTTGCAAACAAATTTTAGAATTTTTTAGCCGTCCATACACTATTAAAAAGAAAATAGTAAAGAACTCCGTAGTTGGTCCGGTTGAGGTAGAGGTAGAAGTTGTTAACGACTTCCCTACCTTTGAATTGTTCGCGGTTAGTATTGGGGTTGATGATGATACCTTGGAAAGATGGGCCAATGATACCGACGACGCCGGGGAATTAAAACACCCGGATTTTTGCGGTGCTTATAAAAAAGCAAAGAAATTACAAAAGAATTTTTTAATTAGAAATGGTATGCAAGGCTTTTACTCCGGGGCGTTCCCTATCTTCGTTGCTAAGAACGTTACCGATATGAAAGACAAACAAGACCTAGATATTGCCGGAGAGGTAAACGTTGGAGTTGCCGCAATCGCTAAGGCGGTAAAAAATCAGCTAGAGAAAAAAGCAATAACTAACGAGGACGACTTTGCAGACTTTGAAGCTATCTCAGACGCAAATACAGGCCAATCTAGCCCGGGCAATAGTTGATTATAGATTTTTCATTTATGAGGTTTTTAGCAAGTCGTTTGATAACTTCATAGGTGGACGCTATATAGACTACTTGGCTAGCTTGTACGAAAATTTCCCTTGGCTATTTAGAGTTGGCGCTAGGGACCATTTTAAGAGTACCGGGATTTATGCAAAGTTTATGCACGCCCTAATCGTTGACGCCTTTACCGGTAGTGAAAATCACTACTTTAGTTATTCCGAGGGTATGAGTAAATACCATATCGGCAAAATAAAAGACTTCATACAATGTAACCCCTACTATGCTAGCCTCCGGGATTTAAAGCCAACGGCCCAGGGCGTTATATCCTACAAATGGAAAGACGCGCCGAAGGACGCGCCGCCTATCACCCTAGAGCCGCACGGCTTATTAACGTTTAAGCGAGGTATCCATTGTCAGCGTATATTTATTGACGACCCGCTTAGAGACCCAGAGAATAAGCTAAACCCTACAGTTATCGAAAAAGTTAACCGGGTGGTATTTACCGAGTTGCTCGATATGGTGATGAAAGGGGGCGAGGCGTACGGCGTCGGCACTCCCCAGACTTGGCAAGACTTCTTTTTTAAGCCGGAGATGAAAAAAAAGTTTAAGGTTGTAGTCCTCCCGGCCATTACTAACGAGGCAGAGAAAAAAACACTTTGGCCCGAATGGTTTAGTTATCAAGAGCTTTGCGATAGGCGAGATATGCGCGGAGTAAAGATTTTTAACCAAGAATATCAATGCAAGCCGGTATACTCTGAGAACTCATTTTTTGAAGAGACCCAATTACTTAGGGTTTTGGTTTATGAGCTAATTAACTACCCGCACGACCAGGAATTACCGCCCGAGATATTGGCATTGGTCCAAAAGTTCGACGTTGTAGCCGGTCACGATATAGGTAAAAAAGCTCACCCTAGCCATTTCGTTGTTTACGTGAAACTTGGCGAGGATAAATATATGCAGTTGCACGAAAAGTTTATGGACGGTTGGGATTATATAAAGCAACTTGATTATCTAAAGACGGCTATAAAAACGTTTCATATCGACAAATTAAGGTATGATAATACAAAGGGGGAATTTGAGAGCTTTGTAGAGCAAGGATTAGTACCGGTAGAAATGGAACCGGTGGTATTTAGTGTTAAAACTAAAAACTCTATGGCGGCAAACTTGCAAAAGCTAGTCGGTAAAACTAAAATAAATAGTGACGGCGAGGTAACAGAGCGAGCTATACAAATGCTAGCCGGGTCCCGACAGTTTAACCAGATATTGGCAGTAGATAACGATTTACAGGCATTACAGACACCTGAGGGCCACGGTGATAGCTTTTGGTCAAACGGTTTAGCACTCGATGACCCAGAACTAACCAGAACATACACCAATAAACCAGATGGTTTTTAAAAAATATTAAAGGAGGTTAATAATATGGCTAATGAGTGGCTAAGTCCAAGCGACAACGCCAGAGTAACAAAGTACTCCCTATACCGTGATATATTCGAGGGTACGCATACCGCCGCATTTTCTAAGTTTAGCGCCGAGATGGCAGTTAAAAAGAAAATCCTAATTTACATAGTTTGTAATTTTGGCGGGTTGATCTCTAAGGTATCGGCCGACTTATTATTTGGCGAGCCTATTACTTTGAAATACCCCGAGGGTATGGATAAAAAGGCTACCGAGTTCCTAGAGAAGTTTATAGAAGAGAACGACCTACATACTCAAAACTATGAGGCGTCGCTAACCAGTTCATACCTTGGTGATATTGTACTAAAAATGCGCCGGGACGCGGACGAGAACGTTATAGCCGAGTACCTAAGCCCGGAGCTAGTTACCAAGGAATACGAGGCAGACAACGCCAGGAAACCCCTAAAGATAAAATTATCTTGGCTTAAATCAGACGGCAAAAATGAATATTTGCGCCAGGAAATACACAGCAAGGGAACTATCGAGAATAAGCTATATTTGATCGGCAAGAGCGGCAAGATTGAGCAAGAGGTACCGCTATCTACTTTGCCGATGTATGCAAGCGTTGAGCCTAGCGTACAAACCGGAGTAGATGATTTTTGCGTTAGAGTTATCCCGAATTGGCGCACCTCCGAGCGCGACTATGGATATAGTGACTACGTGGACCTACTTAGCCTATTTGATGAGGCTAATAACCGTATGAGCCGCCTAGCCAATATTTTAGATAAACATAGCGACCCTAAATTAGCCGTACCCCCGGGAGTTATTAGAGAAGACGGTACAGTTAAGGGCGCAAACTTTGATTTAGTCGAGGTTAGAGGCAATACCGGAGCCGGTGGCCTACAAAAACCCGAGTATATCGTTTGGGACGCTAGCCTAGATAGTGCATTTAAAGAGATTGATAAGATCGTAGAGTTTTTATTTTTATTTTCAGAGACAGCCCCGGCCGCTTTTGGCTTAGATAAAGACGGCGTAGCCGCCTCCGGTAGAGCGCTCAAATTTAAACTTATCCGAACAATGGCAAAGATTAGCCGTAAAAAGAACTACTACGACGCCGCGCTAAAGTGGGCGTTTAAAGTAGCCCTACAGCTTGGCGGGATAAAAATAGATAAGCTACCAGCTATTCAATGGCAAGACGGTATACCACAGGATACAATCGAGGCCTCCCAGGTTGAAGAGGCAAGAATGAGGGCCGGCAATACGTCGCTCGAAAGCTCTATAAGGCGATTGGACGGTGGTAGTGATGATGATATTGCAGAAGAGATTAAGAGAATACAGGACGAAAAAGCCGAGAGTATAAAACAGGCTACCGCAAATATCGGAGGTGGAAATTTAGACCTAGGTTTTGGCGAAGATAAAAACGGTAAGCCTAGCGATGGCAAGCCAAACGATAAAATGCCAATGGATAAAAACGGCAAAACTCCCGATAAAAAAATGATGAAATAACGGAGGCGTACTATGGCAATATTAACGGCCGCCGCCTACGATGAGGCCAAAACGGCTAAGATTATCCAACTCTATAAAGATGGTTATTTAGAGCTTTTAAAGATAATTGACGCCAAGAATATGATAGGACGATCTACGGCACAAAAAGAGGCTCTACTTATCCAGGTAGACCGAATTTTGCAATCAATAGACAAATCTACTAAGGAGTGGGTAGAAAAAAATATACCCGAAATTTACCGACACGCCGCCGATACCGCAGTAAAGGAATTGGCGGCATTGGGCGAGACCGTGAAATATACGGCCTTTAGCCAGTTGCACCAGGACGCCGTAAAGGCGATAGCCTCCGATACATACCTACAATTTGCCAACGGTTTAAAGGTGGTTAAACTAACCACTATGCAGACTATGGACCAGATCACCAAGCAGGAGATAGCGGCCGAGTTTGCAAAGAACGTTATAACCGGAATGACCAATAAAGATTTAACTAAAAATGTTGCCGGATTGCTTGAAAGCAAAGGAATAGTTAGTTTTCTCGATAAGGGCGGCAAGAGTTGGCAATTAGATACCTACGCCGCAATGTTAGCCAGGACCAAGGCCGCGGAGGCGTCCCGGATTGGTTGCGAAAACCGTACCTTAGAGAATGGTTTTGATTTAATGCAAATATCGGTCCACTCCGGCGTTATTGATGATTGCGCCCACGTTGAGGGTAAAATATATTCAGTTACAGGCAATACGCCAGGCTATCCAACGTTAGCCCAGATAAAAGCGCAAAGCCGCCATATTTTCGGGCCAAATTGTAAGCATAGGAGCGCGCCATATAGTCCAAAATATGACCCAATGAGCGAGGAATTTAAAAAAGCCTCAAAGAGCGCGGACCCAATAGAGCGCGAGAGATTAAAAAAAGCCGGGTTTAGTTTCCCGGCCGAAGATGACGGCGCGCCAGTACCAAAGAAGAGTATCACCAAGGCACCTAAACCGGCGAAAGTATTACCAAAGGATATTACCGTAGAATTTAACGGCAAAAAAGAAACGTTTAAACTTAGCAATTTCGAGGCTAAATTTATCCAGGATAAGGGCGTAGTAGTACAGGGCGGCAGAACGGCAAAAACTTTACACGGCACGTATACCCCGGCGATGAATACTATTACTATTAAAACACTTGGAAAGGGTAGCGATAGTACGTTTTACCACGAATTAGGCCACGCCATAGACGCCAGGACTAACCCGGTCAGAGAGGTAGAGGCAAAATTTGGCGATATTGTTACAAAGAGAAAAGCCTACGATATGCTAACCAAAACGGATAAATTTACCAGTTTACCAAAAGAGGATATGCGGGAGGTTATTTATAATCGTCTTATCAATACCCATACCGCAAATGGTAGCCCTATTACAAAAGAGGACGCAAAAACTCTATTTATGGGATTAACAGCTAATAACAAACGGCTACCAAAAAGCTATATTAAATATTTGCGCCAATATGATGAGATTTTAGCCGATGGTTACGCGCAATATAGATTAAAGCCGGGAGAGTTCAAGAAATACGCCCCGGATATGTTTAAATATTTTGAGGAGATAACCAAATGAAATATATAGACGACCCAGAATTGGGAAAAGTCCCGGTTTATGAGGATACAGATACCGAGGCAGAAATTAAGGCCGCAGAGGACGAATTAGAGGAAAACGTAGGAGCGCTAGAGACTAAGGATAGCGAGCTATTGCCAATTTAAAGATAAAGTATTTATAATATACATAGGGTTACCTTTACGATTGTAGGTTTAAACAATCGCGGGCCTATGGTTTGAGCCTTAATCAACCACGCGTTATAGTAATACGTTATAAAAACTAATGGAGGTGGACAATGAGCGAGACAGGAGCAGGGGCAGGCGGAGCAGGCGAGGGCGCAGGAGCCGGAGCAGGGGCCGCAGACGACAAAAACCAAGCCGGAGCAGGGGCGGCTAATAATACGCCACCCGAGGGCTACGTACCGGGCGCTAAGTTCCAAGAGGTCAATAAAGAACTCAAAGAACTAAAAGCAAAGGAGGCGGAGCGCGCGGCGGCGGAGGCTAAGGCGGCAGAAGAGAAGTTATTAGCAGACAAAAACTATGAGGAGCTAATAAAGCAAAAGGACGCGGAGCTTAACACGGCTAAGGAATTAGCCCAGACAACGCTAAAGCGTTCAATCTTTACCGAGTTAGCAATTAAGGAGGGCATAGTTAGCGCGGCCGACGGTTTCGCACTTGCGGACCTAAGCGGCATAACTGTAGACGCCCAAGGCAACGTACAGGGTATGGAGGACGTCGTTAAAGCTCTAAAGGAAAGCAAACCCTATCTATTTGGGACCGTGGCACCAAAGCCGCCAGTAGGTAGTCCAAGCAATCCAGGAGCAGGAGGTACACCAGGCGCACCGGGAGCAGTTGGAGATAAACCAACTCATAAATATAGCGATATTAAAAATCTCGAATATTTTAGAAAAAATGAGGCGGATATTTCAAAGGCTTTTGTAGAGGGCCGTGTACTAATGGGTGAATAAGTAGTAACATTTAAGTACATTATCAAAATTAGCCTTAGGAGGGCATAAAATGGGTGAAACAGGAGTTATAAACACAACCGACGTATCCCTTGGGATACCAGTAGTTGTAGCGTCAAAGTCGCTAGAGTATCTTAAAGCCGCAACCACGATGACCAGATTGGTTAGACGTGATTACGACGATGAAGTAGCAGTATTTGGTCAGACAATCCAAATCGACAAATTTACAGGTATGACTGTAAAGGATAAAAACGGCGATTATGAGATTGAAAAAGCGACCGGTACCAAAGTAGACGTTAAACTTGATAAGCATAAATATATCGGTTTCCTCATTGAGGACGTTGCTAAATTTATGTCAAAAGTTGACGTACAAAAAGCTCTTATGGAAGAGGGTATCGCTAAAATCGGTGAGCAAATCGACGCCGATCTTATCGAAGAAATGACCGACACCTTTACCGGTGAAGTCGGAGTTTCCGGTGTTGATGCAGACGCTGCCTTGCTTTTATCAGCCAGAACAGCTTTAAACTTGGCTAAGGCCCCTTTAATTGATAGATACGCCGTATGGTCACCAAAAGACGAGGCCACTCTATTAAGCGAGGAAAAATTTGTTAACGCCGCTTGGGTAAATGGCGACGGCAAGTCTCTTATCGAGGCACAAATTGGCCGAAAGTACGGTATTGATAACTTTATGAACCAGCAAATTGAGACTAGCGGTACTTCCCCTATCTCTACAAAAAATTTGGCTTTTCAGAGAGGCGCTACCGTTCTTGCAACTCGACCCCTTGGCTTACCACAGGGTAAAAGTGCGCCGGATAGCTACTACGCAGAAGAGGACGGCGTAGGTTTAAGAGTAATGGTATCTTATAACCATACTAAAGGTGGTTATATGGCAACTGTAGACGTCCTTTATGGCGTAAAGACAGTTAGACCAGAGCTTGGCGTTATCGTCTTGGCCTAATAGTAAATTGTTTTCAACGACAATATAGCTAGCCCCTAGCGGGCTAGTAAATGCACCCGGGGTTATGTACTCAAAGCATAGAGGCTACATAAGTTCCACCTCCTTGGCCCCGGAGGCATTTACCAACCCGCTAAATAAATCACTTGAGGAGGTGGATTTATGCTACTAGAGTTTATTACCGTTAACGATAAAAATAACGGTTACGGCGTCAGTAAGGCGCTTTTTTTGCAATATTTCGAGGAGATGGGAATTACTGTAGTTGATAAGCTAGATAAAGAGCGCCGGGATAAATGCGACGCTAGCCTAGTTTATAGCTATCCTAATAATATCGTTTGGGCGCACGGCAAGAAAAAAGTAATTTTTACAATGTTTGAGACAGACAAGATACCCGACGATTGGATACCATTATTAAAACAATCCGATTTAGTTATAAATCCTACTCGATGGGGTAAAGAGGTATTTAAAAAGGCCGGGATAGATTGTAAGGTGGTCAATCTTGGATTAAATGACGATATATTTGCATTTAAACAAAGAAAAGCAAATAAGACTTTTACATTTTTGCAATATGAGGCCTTTAATATTCGCAAGGGGTGGCACGAGCTTTTCGAGGCTTGGAATTTAGCATTTAAGCCAGAGGACCCGGTACAGATAATTTTTAAGACGGTGGCAAAAGAACACGGCCAAAAAATAATCAGCCTAAAGGAATACCCAAATGTTAAAGTTATTAACCAGGCTTATAGCCCGGAAGAGTTACGCGATTTATTATATTCGGCGGATTGTTTTGTTTACCCTAGCAGAGGGGAGGGTTTCGGCATACCACCACTTGAAGCAATGGCGACCGGCATACCGGTTATCGCGCCGAACGAACACGGTATAAGTGAATATTTCGACGATAGGTTTATGTATCCGGTCAAAACTAAATTAGTCCCGGCCGAGTATGACCATATTAAGGGGGACCTAGGTAATTTTGTTAAATGCGATGTTGAAGACTTGGCCCGACAACTTAAAATAGCCTATCAAAATCGCCATTATATGAGATCGGTAGCTAAACAAATATCTGATTATGCGCTAAATTTTACAATGAGAAGATCGGCTATGGAAATTGTTAATATTTTAAAATCGTAATATAATAAAATTAAATTTAATTAAAGGAGTGAGGAAATGGAAAACATTATTTTAAAAAAGAACATTACCTCCGCAGATTTAGCTAACCCGGCTATTGGAACCGGTATAAATCTTAGCGGTTACAAGGGTTTAAAAGTCTTTGCCAAGATAACAACTGGCAAGAGCGCTACAATAACGTTTTTGATCGGTAACGGTGACACAGGAGAGTATTTTGACGCCTATACTAAAGTTATTTCTAAAAATGAAAGTTTTAATGTTTACGTTGGCAGAGCTAAAAATTTTAACTTAAGGGTCGACGCTATCAGTGTTGACGCTAACCTTGATCTCTATGCTTCACCACTACAGGCCGATATTCCTAGTGGAGGTGAAAAAGTTTTAATTGATGATTCTACCCCTATCAAGGTCCAATTAAATGCAACTCCTACCATTGATATTGGAGATGTTCAAATTAAGGCAGGAGAAGATCATATCGGCGAAGTCGGAGGCCGCACTATCGTTTCCTCTGTTGAAATAACCAGAGCTACTCCTGACGCTACTGCATATAGTGCAAATGACGCTGTATTAGCCGCCGCCGGCGGATTAAGTGAGATTGCTAATGTCGCTCGTATTGCTGGTGGAAGTGGTTATATCACTCAAATTAGAGTTTCAACCAATAAAAAGTCAATCACGCCTCGCTTGAGGTTGCACTTTTTTAATGCCAGCAACCCTACTGTTTCTGCCGACAATTTGCCTTGGCAAGACAAGTATGCTGACGCTGGTAAGAGAATTACTTATATTGATATGCCCGCTCTTATCACTGCTGCCGACACTACCAACTCCGATATGAGCCGAACAATGGACGCTACTGTTCGCATACCTTTTCAGTGCGCTAACGGTCAAACCTCACTTTGGGTAGGAATTGAAACTCTTGACGCTTTCACGCCAGACGCAGCTCAGAAATTCACAATCAAATTGAACACAGAATTAAACTAATTTAGGAGTCTAAAATGCCAAACAGGTTAAGATTCCGAAGAATTATTGAGGGTATTTCCCAAGCTAAAATTTATGGTGTTTCTTGGGACAAAAACTCTGGTACGGTTTTGACAAGGACTGGTGACTCTATTGGAATGGTTGCAAACGCAGGAGTTGGGAATACGCCAGTTAGAAACGACTTTGACAATGCTGATATTTATAAGGAAATTAAACAAGTTACCGACAGTTTTGGCAATGTGTTTATTCGTATTCCAAAGTTCTATATCAAAAAAACCGATGTAGTCGGAATTAAAAAGATAGAAATTTCTAAAAAACAGTACTTTGGGTTCTATTTGCCAATGTGCTTTTGTGATTTTGTAAATAGTCGTGAATTGCCCTACTTTGACATAGGTAAATATGTTGGGTCTTTGAGTGGTGACAACAAACTTGAAAGCAAGACAGATAAATATCCTTTGATTAGCAAAACTATTGTTGACTTTCGTACTTACGCCAGAGCATATGGAAACGCAGGCAACCTCTACAATGGTTATCAGCAAATGGATATTCATACAACCGATTTATTGCAATGTCTGTTCTTGGTTGAGTTCGCAAACTTAAATTCACAAGCAATAATGAATGGTTGGACAAGCGGACAATACACGGCAACGCACCTTGCCACAGTTGCAGAAAGCAATACCAATAGAATTATATTGGCCAACGCTAACGCCAATTTATATGCGGTCGGTCAACCAATAAGTATTGGAACTTCACAGGGTGGAAATCAGATTTGTTATGGACGGACTATTACCTCGATTGATGTTTATGACGCAAGCAATAAAGCCATTACTTTTGACGGCACGACAGTCAATATTGAAGTTGGTAATTTTCTTTATAATACGGGTTGGAAGAGCGGTTTTAGTTCAAATATAGTTGCTTCAAGCGGTAGTTTAACCAGCAATTCAGACGGTAAAAGTCCTTTTGTTTATAGGGGAATTGAAAACATTTACGGTAGCGTTTACCAATGGATTGACGGATTAAATATCAATGAATATCAAGGTTGGGTTTGCAAGGACGCAAGCAATTATACCTCCAATGTCTTTGCTAGTCCTTACGAACAACTTGGGTATGTTAATGCAAATTCAGACGGATATGCCAAGCAAATGGGATTTGATTCAAATTTACAGTTTGCGGAATTGCCAGTAGTTTCAACAGGTGGAGCGTCAAATACATATTATTCGGATTATTATTACAGAAACACAGGTCAAAGGGTCGCTCGGTTCGGCGGTCACTGGAACTCTGGTGCGTCTTCGGGGCTGTTCTCCTGGCCCTTGAATTTCACCTCGTCCGTCACGCTTGTGTACCTTGGCGGTCGTCTTCTTAAAAAAGCTCTTTAGAGAGGGTTTGGGAGATACCTCTCCCATATATAAAATTAACAATTAAATAACATAGGGATATGGAGTGCGTGGTCGCTCAATTCGGCGGTAACTGGAACAATGGTACGAATACGGGGCTGTTCTACTGGAACTTGAATAACACCTCGTCTAACACGAATGTGAACATTGGCGGTCAGACTCTTATTAGATTTATTATTAAAAACTTGCATTCCATATTCCTCACCCCTTGGTGAAAATTAAGCCGTTAAGAGCAGGGTTTAGTAGGTTCATTCTCGAAATACCTTGAGGCTAATAAGAAAGTAATTAATGAAACGAGTAGGCTTTATTTACGATAAAATTTGCGACATTGAAAATATCCGCAAGGCAATACACAAATCTTCAGCGGGAAAACGCAATAAAAAGTTCGTTAAAAAAGTTTTGGACAACATTGATTATTATTCCAAGGAAGTGCAAAAAATGCTTGTAAATAAGAGTTACAAGGCTTCGCCCTATACTATCAAGACAATACTTGACGGGGCAAACAAAAAAGAGCGGGTAATATTTAAGCCGAGATACTTCCCAGACCAGATAATACATTGGTCTTTAATGCTTCAGCTTCACGATATTATTATGAGCGGAATGTATGAATATAACTGTGGAAGTGTCCCAAACCGAGGCACAAGCCACGGACAGAAGATTTTAAGGCATTGGTTGGACACAAACCACCGAGGAACGAAATATTGCCTTAAAATGGACATTTCAAAGTTTTATAACTCTGTTGATAACGATATATTAAAGCAAATGTTCAGAAACAAAATAAAAGATCAAGATTGCATATATTTAATTGAGGAAATAATTAACAGTAACAAGGGGTTGCCGATAGGTAATTATACCAGCCAGTGGTTTTCAAACTTTTTTATGCAAGGACTTGACCACTTTATTAAGGAAGAATTAGGCATAAATTATTATATCCGCTATGTTGACGACTTGGTTATATTGGGAGGTAATAAGCGAAAACTCCACAAAGCAAGAAAAGAGATTGAGAAATATCTTGCCAGACTAAAATTAAAAATGAAAGACAACTGGCAGATTTCACCAGTTAAAGACAGAGCAATTGATTTTTTAGGATTACGGTTTTTCAAAAATAAGACGATATTGCGAAAAAGAAATTGTTTGAGAGTCAAACGCCGTATGGTAAAAATCAAGAAAAAAGACGAAGCCAGTCGTAAAGACGCTTGTGCGGTAATATCATATTGGGGTTGGATAAAACGGAGTAATAGTTACAAATTTTACAATAAATATATTAAAGAAATATTGAATATTAATTTAGCAAAAAAGATTGTGAGTGAATATGCCAGAGCAAGTTTACGGTGCAATAATTGATGGAGAATTTGAAGCAAGTCAAGAACAATTAGACGGTTATAAACCTGTTGTTTTTCAAGAAATACCAGCGTTTGATCAATCAACGCAATATGTCGAGCAAGCAGACCCGATAGACAGAGGAGAGGATATTTACTTTGGAGTAGAGGTGAAGACAATGCAAGTTGATAATTTTGATAATTTTGAGTATTTGCCAGAATAGAATAATTAAGACAAGGAAAAATAAAAATGGAAAATATAAATTCTAACCCGGGCGACCCATACGCCAATAGCTATATTACTATAGAAGAGGCAATCGATTATTTTACTAATTTCTACTATGGCGCTAATGCTTGGGCCAATGCCACGGCAGAAAATCGCGCGTCGGCTCTTAAAATGGCAACCAAAATTATAGACCGCCTCCGATTTCACGATGGCAAGTATAGCGAGGCCCAGGCCCTAGCGTTTCCACGCAATGATAAGCCTAGCGCCTTTGGTTTTTACGTCGATGAAATAGTTAGCCCTAAAGTATTTAAAAATACTAGCTCTAAATCCACCTCATTGACGACCCGAGAGTACAAATATGCCGGCGCTAAGTTCACTAATGGCGGCAACCTTGGATTTTTTACCGAGGTTAAGGCCTACGAGCCGATTACCGGCACTTTTGAGCTTTACGACGTGCCACCAACCGGCCTATCCGTTGGCGATAATATAGAGTTGATACCGGAGATACCTACCAAGGTAAAGTTTGCACAATGCGAAATAGCGCTATCAATCTTGGCCGGTAAATTTAACACCGGACGCGCTAAGATGATCGCGGAGGGCGTTAAATCATACTCAATCGGCAACGTTTCCGAGACTTTAGAGGGCGGACTATCTAGCGACGTCCCAATGCCAAAAGAGGCCGAGAATTTACTACAAAATTATATTAGCCGCGTTGGCTATCTAATCTAGGGGGACTATGGACGATTTATTAAATGAGAGTGTAGCGGTCCGAAGACCGGGTGCATTGGACGCTAATGGTAATAGAAGTTATGGCGACGCACTTAGTACGTTTTGCCGCATTGAATTAAAAGAGGTCACCAAATGGACCGGCACCGGTTTAATCACTATAGCGGACGCCAGAGGGTTTTTTAGCGCGGAGGACGATATAGACGTTGACCACCGGGTAACTTGGCAGAGTAGGGAATTTGTAGTAGTAAAATGTGAACTATTGCGATTTCCAAGTGGCGACCCTAGCCATAAAGAGGTATTATTAAGATATGAGCAACTTTAAATTTGAGGGTATCGACGACGTACAGAAAAATATAAAAAAAGCTAAGAGCGCGGCGCTTGATGGTATTAAGCGGGCGGTCAATGAGGCGGCCGGCGATATACTCAATGAGAGCGGCAAGCAAGTACCCCACGATATAGGCACCTTGGCAGGGACCGGAAACGTTACCCCGGCGAAGATCGACGATAAAGGCAATTTTATAGAGGCGGAGGTTGGCTATAATACGCCGTACGCCCTACGATTGCACGAACACCCGGAGTATAAATTTAAAAAAGGCCGCAAAGGTAAATATCTCGAGGACCCGGTTAAGGCCAGGGAGAGGCTATACAAGGGTGATATAGAGGCGGAAATACGTAAAGTTTTATAGGAGTAGTTTTATGATTATAAATGCGATTGGTACATTTTTAGAGACTAGCGGAGTAGGCAAGATGGGGGACGGTATCAAAACCGACGCTAATATTTTCATAGGCAAAATCCCGGCTAACCCTATAAAATGCGCCGGTATTTATGCTACCGGAGGCTTGGCCCCCGATACAGAAACCGGCCTAAAATCACCTACGTTCCAGGTTTTAACTAGAGGTAAAGATTTCGACGAGGCTATGGCCTTTGCGCAAGCGATTTATACCGCTTTACAGGGTCAGCACCATATAACACTAGATAGCAAAACGGTATATCTTATCGAGGCTATCCAGGAGCCAACCGGGATAGGCGAGAACGAAAACGGCAACTATGAGGTAACTTGCAATTACATAATCAAAGTTAGATAATAAAATTAAATTAAGCATTATTAAAGGAGGCTTTAAAAATGGGCGTAAGAATTGGAGTATGTACTTTAACCCTTGGCGGTACCGACCTTGGTTTGACTAAAGGTGGTTGCGAGGTAAACTATGCACCGGAGTATGAAGATTTAGAAGTAGATCAATATACCGGCGTACTAGATAGCTCTTTAAAGAGCGAGAAATTTAGCGTTAAAATTCCTTTGGCAGATATAACAATGGAAAACTTGGCTAATGCTATCCCGGCCGGTACTTTGACCGAGAGCGGCGGAAAAAAGAAGTTAACCATTGGCGCGGCCCCAGGTTTCAAATTGTCTACAAAAGCTAAACAGTTGGTATTGCACCCGGTTGCAAACGGCTCTGATAAGTCCGAGGATATTATTATCCATAAAGGCGTTATCATCAGCGAGACAAAATTAGATTATAAAAAAGATGGTATTCAAGTCGTTGAGGCCGACGTTATGGCTTTGGTTGACACTAGCAAGTCTAGCGGCAATTATCTAGCTACTATCGGCGATACTACGATCTAATCGCGACCAAAAAATAGTAATAAGTTGAGTACCTTAGAGGAGGTGGAATTATGACAAGTGATAATTTTTTAAACCTAGATGAACTAGAGTATCAAGAGGTGCAGCTAGGCGGGGTAAAATACAAATTTAAAACTCCGGCGACTAAAGATTTAGGAGTTTTAGGGGAATTGCAGAGCAAGACCGAGGGCATAGAGGACCCAGATAAGCAAATGGATATAGTAGCTTTGGAGTTTAATAAACTCATACCGGAGCTACCTATTGACGTACTCAAAAAGCTAAACAGCCGACAAATGCGCGGGTTAATTTTGTTTATAGTCGGTAGCGATGAGGACACGCTTAAAACGGCACTAAGTAAAAAAAAATAATTTTACCGTACGCCCGGGTGGCTAGATTTTATGGATTTAGCCACGCCGAGGTTGCGAGTATGAGTTATAAGACGTTTTTAGCCTATTACTACGCGATAGATCAGTTAAAAGCAGAGGAGGCGCTAGTAGACCTACAAATAGCAAGCGAGCCAAAACCAGTATTTGATATAGATTTTAAAGAGTGTACGAATAAGGGAATTATAGGCCGCCTAGAAAAGCATTTAAGAGGAGTAATTAGCGACAAGCAAGAAGATACTATACCCTATTACCTCGATGAGACCGTAGACCACGCCGGGATTGCCAAGTTAAAAGAACAATTACAAGGAAACCAAAAGAGAGGGTAAAATATGGCGTTTAATGTAGGTGAAATAGTAGCTAGCGTTAAGGCCGACGTATCGGGTTTTAAAAAAGGCATTGACGAAGTAGATAAAGAAGTTAATAAGCTCGAGCCGGCCGGTAAAAAAGTCGGTGGTTTTGCGGGTTTAATGAACTCAAATTTTGCACTTGCCGCGGCCGCTACCGGAGCAGTTACCGCCGGATTAACCTATCTAGGAACTACAGCGCTAAAAAAAGCGGGTGATTTTGAGCAAACCCGAATTTCATTTAATACAATGTTACACGACGGCACTAAGGCGGCAGGATTACTACAGGAGATTTCTAAGTTTGCCGCCGCTACGCCGTTTGAGTTTCCCGAGCTAGCAGAGGCCGGTAAAAAATTGCTAGCGTTTGGCTTTTCAGCTACCGATATAATCCCTAATCTAACCAGGCTAGGGGATATTTCTAGTGGCTTAGGTATCCCAATCGGGGAATTATCCGAACTTTACGGCAAGGCCAGGACCCAAGGCCGACTATTTGCCGAGGATATTAACCAGTTGACCGGGCGAGGTATCCCAATCATTGGCGAGCTTGCTAAACAATTCGGAGTATCAGAGGCAGAGGTTAGGAAATTAGTAGAAGAGGGCAAGGTTGGATTTCCTCAACTAGAGACCGCATTTAAATCAATGACCGATCAAGGCGGAATGTTTGCCGGAGGTATGAAAGCCCAAAGCACAAGTTTAAACGGCTTATTAAGTACTCTACAGGATAATATCGGTATGCTAACTAGGAAATTCCTAGGTTTAACAGATACCGGGGATATTGTTAAAGGCGGGCTATTTGATAAAGTGAGCGCCGGTATTGCTAGCCTCATAGATTGGCTATCGAAAAACCAGGACGCCATAGCTAAAATATCGGAGGCTATCGGCACCGTTTTACTTGGTACTTTTAAAGTCCTTGGCGACGTTATAGCCTTTATTATTGAGCATTGGAAAGGACTAGCGGCTATTACTATCGGTTTTGCTACCGGTTACGCCGTTTATTTGATTACCGCATTGATCGCCGGGCTACCGGCTTGGTGGGCCACAGTAACAGCCGCCACAGCCGCCGCCGTTGCAGTTTTGGCCGCAACTTGGCCGTTTATACTTATCGGCGCAGTAGTAGCCGGATTGGCATATTTATTGATTACTCATTGGACCCAGGTAAAAGACGTCACTATAGCAGTTTGGACCGCGATAAGTAGTTTTTTTGTTACAGTTTTTACAGTAATAGGCGACTTTATTAAAGCGGCCGTTTTACTTTGGTGGGATTTTATTACTCTACCGTTTAGAATTGGCTACGCGATACTGTACGGCATTGTCTACGGCATATATTTATTTATAAGTTGGATTTGGAAGATGATAGGCGATGAGGTAATGGCCGTCGTCAATTCGGTGGTAAATTGGGTATCGGGCCGTTGGAACGCTTTAAGCGGTTGGACCTCTAGCGCATTTAACGCAATTGCCGGAGCAATTCGCAGTATTTGGGGAGGCATTAGTAGTTGGGTATCGGGAGTAGGTAGTAGTATTTATAATGCTATGGCCGGACCGTTTGAGCGCGCATTTAACGCAATATCGGGCTTTGTTAGAGGTATTTATAACACGGTATCCGATTGGTTTGGAAAACTTAAAGGCGCAATTTCCGGGGGAGTAAATAGCGTTATCGACGGCGTAAATAAAATCATTACCGGCTATAACAAATTGCCAGGTACGCCGGACCTACCAACATTACCAAGATTTGCCCGGGGAGTTTCCAACTTTGCAGGAGGCCCAGCCATTATTAACGAGCGAGGCGGCGAGCTAGTTATTTTACCAAATGGCTCTAGTGTTATCCCGGCAGACCAAACAAGGCGCATAATGGACGGCCAGGGCGGAGGCGGGACTATAAATATTACCTTTGAGGGCGATATACATAATACCGACGATAGGAGCCTAGAAGAGATAGGCACCAAGATAGCCCGACAATTAGAATTAGCAAACCAAGGAGCCTACTAATGAATACAAAATTAAACGGCCAACTTTTTGAGAAT